GCAGCTTGAGCAGAACATCAACATCCTGACCCAGCAGCTGAACCAGTCTCAACAGAATCTGGTCGCCTCCAAGGGCGCTGTCATGGGTTTCGATCGACTCCTGTCTTCGTTGAGCCCGAGCACCCCCACTCCGGTTGAGGGTGTTGAGATTCCCGCCTAACCAAACCAAACCATAACTGACGCAGCCCACCCTCGAAAGGGGGTGGGCCTTTTCATTTAGCGACTCCCGCTTGCTGCTGGAGTGTGCGCGGAGTACCACCGTGAGTATGAGTTCGCCGATCACAGGCAGCAGTTTCACCGTAGCCACGCTTGGAGAGAGCTTTTGCAACCGCATCACCAACCTTCTGGCGCTGTCGTCCAAGATGAAGCTGTGGTTCGACTGGGCTTTTGACAGTGCTGGAAACGCTACGACTGACTTCAAGTCGATGTTCCTGCTTCCGACAGGTTCGATCATCCCATACTACGTATCTGGCTCAGAGTCCTCTGTGAAGACGTCTGTGGAGGCTTTGAATAAGCCTGCTGGAGACACTGGTCTTCCGTTCTGGAGGCTCTGCGACGGAACCAATGGAACACCTGACTTGAGAGGAAGAACGCTGCTTGGCGCAGGCAAGGGGACTGGATTGACTGAACGAACATTTGCCAGTGTCGGTGGAGCCGAGAGCGCCACCATTAGTGGGAACCAAATACCGGCTCACGGACACGTTATCGAGGGTCGGCTTCGGTTTGCTGAGAACAAAAATGTCGACGGAGAGGACGATTTTGGCGCAGTTGCTAATCGCGATGGTTCAGGCAGCCCTTATAGCGTAGCCGAGTACTCCTCTAATTCAGCGGATTACAACTACCTATACGCAAAGCCTCAATCCAGCAGCCCAGATTCACTGAAAATCGACACGATGACGCCTTACTATGCTGTTTGGTACATCATCCGAACCAGCCGAACCGAATGAAGCGACTTGGAGGTGTTAGAGAGACCGGCATTCAGCTGAATGCTGTGTCACTTGATCTGCGATCCCCTGCTGGCAAGACCGGCGAGGGGTACTTCCGCCTTGTCATCAACGCGATCAGCGACCGGGAGGGTCGGATGAGGCGTCTTGGAGGATGGAGGCCGCTTGCGCTTGGTGCTCTTCCTGCAGGAAACGAGGATCTACACGATCAGCTTCTAACAAACACCGTTGCTCCTAAAGTGATCACTGATACAGCAGTGATCTCGGTCATCGGTGCCAACGTGGTGGTTCAGAATCCAGCAAATGTCATAGCTCCATCGGCTACAATTTCAATCAGTGGTGGCACTGTTTACGCATACAGACCTGTCATATCCAACCTCCCAACGATTTCGATTGTCGCTCCAGATACTCGTGTGTTTGTCCCTTGGGTCAGCTACCTGTGGAGAGTCTGCGTAAGAACAACAGCGGCAGTAACTACTGCTTCTCCGGGCTACGTGGATATCAGTTACACATCTTCTCAGGCAGGAGGCGCACAAATTGTTCGCATGTTCTCAAACACCAATGCTGCAGTCGATCAGGACGTGTTTGCATACGGATGCGCGCCTAGTGATGCGGTCGGATTTGGCGTTCCTGGTCTTTATGACAAGCTGAAGATCTGGAACCCGATAACTCAAGACAACAGCCTGCTTCCGCCTACTAACACCCAAATACTCTGCGAAGATGAGTTCTCTTGAGTACATCACTTTTCTGGCCCACATGCGCGGCGAAAGCGGAGACACCCGCCTTTTGGCTGGAACGCGCTCTCGTCTCTACTCGAACACCGGTCTGGACGGTAACTGGCGTCTCCTGATTGGAGATCTTGGTGGTGAAGTGCCAGCTGCTGGTGTTCCGGAGACGCGATGGAAGCACGCCCAGATGGGTGGCATCACGATTTTCACCAACGGCATTGACCAACCGTACTGGTGGTCTTGGGAAAAGCCCTCTAACCCTACTACGGGCTATTCTGCAGAGCTTCTGGACGATTTCGTTGCCATGGACATCACCACGGTGCGATCTGTGGGTGCGTGGCGCGGGTTTGTCTTCGTTGGAAACGTCATCAGCGAGGGAGAAGTCTATCAGAACCGCATTTTCTGGTCGGATTTCAACGATCCGCTGAGTTTTGTGCCCGGACCAGAGTCTCTTGCTGGCTACATCGACCTCGGTGAGGACGAGCGTGTGCTTGCGATGGCTCCTCTTGGCGCACAGTTCCGCGTCTACACCGACAAGGCCATCTACAACGTGGACTTGGTGGGTGGAGATGAGGTTTTTAACTTCCGCGAGGTCTATCGAGGCCCTCAAGTACTGCGGTTCGAGAATAGCTTGGTGAATCTGGGTGAACTGCACATCTACGGAGGCGAGGACACGATCTACGTCATCGGCGAGTTTGATCGCAGCCCGAGAATCCTCGACTGGCTGTACCGTGCGTGCGGTGCGATCTACAACGGTGTCAGTGCCGACTATCTTGGAGGCGTCACCACCTCGTCGTTCCCGGCTTTTGGGCCAATCAACCGCGGTGCATGCCACTTGCTGGTTGGCGGCTACGATGAAGCCGAGCGGATGGTGTGGTTCTCATGGGCTCCTGATGCTGAGACGGTTCCTTCCAAGTCACTGGTCCTCCAGATGGACATTGGCAAGGCCTGCTTGGTTGAGTCGGGTTTCACCTCGTTCGTTTCGCACTTGCCTAGCTATCAAGCAAACGTGAGGCGGTGGCTGGCTGACATCGGTGCATGCCTTCCAGAACCTCTTCCGGGTGAGGGCAACCCGCTGCCGATCACGTTCGTTCTGGACACCAGTCTGACCTGCATTCGCAACACCACTGAGGACTACTTGCTGCCTCCAAGTGCAACCGGATCTCTGTGTGCCAAGATTGATGCGAATCCCAGCTTGGAACCGGACTGCACACCCTGCGGTAACGGCTACAAGTTCATCATGGCCTCCTCTCAGGACAAGTGCCTGAAAGAATACACGCCTGACGCCTACGTTAGAACCTACTGCACCACTGATCCCAACAATCGGTCTGGTCTGGCGTGGACTACTACGAACCATCCGACCACCGTGGTTAACTACGCTGACTACGGATACACCACTCTTCTCCAGACAGACTCTCAGGACATGGGAACTCCGAACAACAAGACGATCTCTCGGATCGCTGTTGAGTACGACGCCCCAGACGTGCCTGACATCAACGCTGCGTTACTGCATGTGGACATCGGATACGGTTCTCAACCGCACCGGTTGATCTGGCAGTCCTCAACCCCTCGAAAAATCGACCGATTGTCTTCGCAAACCGAGAGCCAGATGGCGACCAACAACATTCGGCCGAATCGAATCGCGACGTACCAGTTCTTCAGGACAGGATCTCAGATTGGGTTCCGATTGATGATCGCCAACTCAAGCCGAAACCCTGTGATTGGAGGTTCAAGCAATCTCAATGAGATGAGTGTCTCGATGAGATCTTCGCACGGAGACTATTTCTAGCATCAACACCGCTTCGGCGGTTCACTAACTCAAAGAACAGGACACGCTATGGGTATTTCAAATCTCGGTGGAATCATCGGGGCATTCGCTGGCTCCAAGATGGAGCGGATGAACAAGAATCAGGGTCTCCAGAGCCAGATCGACACGTCTGTTGGCGGCATGGACAAGTATCGTCAAGAGGCGGACACCGCTCTTGGCAATTACACTGCCGCGAACCGAACCGCGATTGGTGAGGTCGGCCGACTCAACAAGCAGACCGAGGGCGAAACCAACCAGATGCTTGGCGGTCTTCGTCAGGCCAGCTTCATGGGTGACCGCGAGCGTGCCCGAGAAGGCGACCTCGGTGCGCTTCAAGGATTTCTTGGTCAGCTGGGTGGTGGAATGTCCAAGGCCGACAAGATGGCCGCTTCCAGATTGGGTTACGCTGGAAAGGCTTCTGGCACCTACATGGACAAGCAGCGTGCCGGATATGTTGGAGCGTTTGGTGCGCCTATCGCCCAACAGATTTTCGGCGGTCTCAATCAGGCCGCTTCCGGTGCGGGCGCTGAGCGTGGCGCTAACGTCGGACAGCAGATGGGGCTGATGCAGTATCGCAACCAGCTTCCGATGAACGTGGCCCAGATGGAGCTCAACCCGCTGCAGGCTCGTCAGCAGGCTCGTCAGTCCGAGATCGGACAGCTGGGTGGTCTGTCTGACGTGAACAACTCGAACTTCGCAGGCTTCCAAGAGAAGCAGAACAAGTGGGCCAAGCTGGGTAGCGCCCTTGATTCAAGTGTCAACAGCGCCATCGACACCGGAATGAGCCTGTACAGTGGCGGGATGCTCGGCAGTGGCGGTATGCTTGGCGGCCTGATGGGTGGTCTCGGTGTACAGGGTCGCCAGCAGCAGGCTCCCACTCCGATGCCAGCTTATGGCTACCCGCAGCCGGCCTATGGTTATGGAGCCCCGATGATGTACGGATCACCGATGATGTATGGCATGCCGATGTACGGCCGCTAACACTGATCAACCCTGAACAACAACTAGCTCGAACAATTTTATGGCAGACGCTTATGGATCGACGTTGGACTCGCTGATGGCGAACAAGGTGGCTCAACAGTCCGCTCAGCAGGCCGAGGCAAACTCGTACCGCAACTTCCTCAATCAGGTGTCGAACACCAACCTGCGACGCCGGGAAGGCGAGGCGCTCGACCGTCGTGGCATGGAGGAGCTGGGGATCAGCCGAATGAACGTGTCCGGCCTGAACGACTATCGTCGTGGTCAGGTGGACATCGGAATGGAAGACGCCCGCACTCGCCGGTACGAGGGTGAGACCGGTCGTGAAAACGTCGGCGGATTGAACCGGTTTCGCGAGGGTCAGGTCGATATCGGTAGGACCGATGCCGGAAGCCGTCGACTCGACACCGAGAGCATGGGTCAGTATCGAACTGGTTTGACCCGGAATGAGGCTGACCGCATCGCTTCTGGTGAACGTCTTGGGATGCGCGGTTTCGACACGTCTGAGCGTAATGTTGGCCGGCAGGCTCAGGCTATTGAATACGGCGCTGAGGCTGGTGTTCGCAGCACCGGAATACAAGCTGGTGCCAACATGTTCGATTCCTCAAACCGGCTCGAGGCAGCATCGCTGCCATACAACAAGCTCCAGAGAGGTGAACAGCTTGCGTTCGATCAAGGCGGGCTTAAGGGGCTGCAGCAGTATCGCGCAGCAACCAATCCCGGCAGTGAGAACATGCGCCTCATGCAGTTGTCCAATCAGCAGGAGTTGGAAAATCAGCGTCGCAGTGCTTATGGCGCTACCATGGATCAGCTGAACAAGGACTTTGAATCAGAGGCCAGTGGATTCTCGTCATGGATGCCTAACAGCAATCGAACCGATCAGATTATTGCCGAGCGAGATCGCCTGCAATCTCAAGGCTTGTCTGAAGCTGAGGCGTATGACGCGGCTGTAGCGAATGTGTCTCGTCGGATTGTTGACGCTCGCTTTGGCCCTCGCCCTGGAGTTGACGAGATTCTGCGTGATGACCGCTACGATGTTCCTCGGGGTCAGGGTATGTCAGCGCCGACCGCTGCTCCTACCAATGCCGCCCCGACTCGAGTCCTCAATCGAGGTGGTCGGCAGCGGCCTGTCTCTCAGGCTGCGTCTCCTCAGGATCAGGGTGAGCCGATTGATCAATCTCAACAGTTTGGCCCCCCTTCCCCTGCTGAAGCATTTAGAGCTCGAGGTCGGGAGTTGCAACAGAAAGAGCGTACTGTCT